CCGCCGTAGTGGTTGGCGGCGCAGCAGCCACCGCCGCTCACGCCGCAGTCGCTCCAATGGTCGCATTCAATCATGCGATGGTGATGTCGTTTATGGTCATGCCCCAAGAGCCTTCGCACGGTTCGCATGGCGGTGGAACATCTACCCAGCAGGAATCAGGAATTGGGCTACCAACAGCGGACACATAAGTGCCTCGCGGGTCTGTACCAGTAGCCTTCCAAAATCCCATGTCAAAGGTTTGGGATGCTGGCGCAACGCATGGGGATGCTGGATAGTGCCAATGGCAATCTCCACAAACATCACCGGCGGATTGAGCTGTTGGGTCGGTAAGGCCCCCCTTCAGTTCCAGCGTCAAGCGCAAAAACCACACATCACAAGCGGGGTATTCCTCGGAATCAAATCCGATCCCATTTGTTCCGATTGCAGCCTTTGCAATGCCTATCAATGCTTGCCCCGGGTCAGGCGTTCCGTTTTGGCAGGTGTCGAAATAGTCGTATGGCATGTCGCACGCGTAGTTGCCGCTGCACCCGCCAGCTGTGTTTAGGTTGGCCGTAAATGAATACTTTTGGCACAGGCACACACCAACAACGCACGGTGCGTTTGCGTTCAGTAGAAGAACGCATGTCACTACAGCGGTGGTGCCCTGGCACCCGGTCACGGTGATGGTGAGCGAAACGCTACTGGGCAATGTGGTACCGCTCGGGCATGAGCATTCGCCACCGCAGCAGCAACCCGCCATCATCATGCTCACGGGTTAGCCCTTGGTGCCGCGAATCCATCCCGCGATGGTGCCCAGCGGAACGATGTGCCCCGCGATGTAGCCGATGGCAAGGCAGGCGAAGGCGGCCCAGGTCGAACCGATCAGGGATTCAGCGGATGCGATGTAGTACATGGCTTGGGTTCCTCGGTGCGCTTCCAAGCGGCTTCCCACACGGGATCGCTCGCGCGCTTTGCTGCAATGTATTCCCGGATCGTGGCGGGATTGCTGTTTTCCATCACATCACGGGCCAATGCCGCATCGCGCAGGCTCGGCCGCGGAATCCAACCCAGCGCAACGCGGATGGCTGCGCCTATTCCCGTCTGCCACAGGATGGCCGCCACGGCCACGAGGGCGGCCGCTGCTGCGATCCAACCCAGCACCACACCCCACCAAGGGGTTTGATCCTCCACGCCCGGTAGCGCCTTGTGGATGGCTCCTGCGGCCGCTTCGATGTGCTGGGCTTCGATCACGATTGCGGCCGCATCGGCCACCACCTCGGGCTCGGTGGAAACGCTCCCAATGTGGGTGGCCAGCCTGGCGATGGTTCCGGCACGCTCACCAGCCTCGGTAGCCGAAACCGCAATGGCCCGGCTAGGGCTGCACGCGGCGCAGGCGATCAGCAGCAGGAAGACCAAACAGCGGATCACCGGCGGCCCTCTAGCCGGTCAAGGCGCACCGCAATACTGGTCAGGTTTTCGCCGTGCTTTGAATCGTTCGCCGCGCCTAGCACTTGGCTCTTGACCAAATCGCCCACGATGGCGCGAAGCTCCGTCAGGTCGCGGTCTTGGCGCTCCAAGATCGCATCTTTTCGGCCCATCGTTTGGAAGATGCCGCCCACGCCAACCACCAGTACCACGAGTTGCACCACGCTGATCACGGTGCCCAAGGTTGTGGGCTGCTGGTGGCGGGGGCCAATGGAGGGAACGGGGTTCACGCGCAGGCTCCATCCACCGCGTTTGGCACGCTGAAGAAAAACAGGTTCTCGCCAGTCGCGCGCGCGGTCGCGTACATCATCACCACGGTGTTGTTGGCGATGGCCTTGAAGCTGAACCCGGCAGGGATGTTGGAAGTGGTAATGCCAGGGCCAAGCGTGGTGGTAGCGCCGATCATCTGCGGGCCCTCGCACCCATTGATGGCCTTCCCCTTGGTGGCGATCAGGGAAGACTTGCGGCGGTAGGTATCGCTGGTGTTGTAGGTGCCCGTTGTGGACACGCTCACCTCTTCCCAATCGTATTCCCACGCAACTGGCTGCGCGGCGGTGCCGCCGATGGTCGCGGTCTTACCCGCAATGGCCGTGCTGCCAGTAATGCGCGCCATGAACACCACAACCGGCGGCGGTGCGGACTTGGGCCCGCGCTGCCCCTCTCCGTTTATGCGGTTGATGGTGTCCGCAATGGTGCGAACTTGGTTCGGTGACCAGGGGCCAACATTCCCGCGGGTGACACCGTTCACAAACATCAGATGCCCGTTATGCCGATGCCGCTGAAGGCGCTCGTGGTTGGGAACGGCTGCCGGAAGAACACGCATAGCGCGTTGCTCATCTCACCATCCGGCACGGTGGTTGGCGCGCTGCCGCAGGAATCGGTTTTCTTGCCCTTGATCACTTGGCCATCGGGGCCGCGCTTGGCGATCTGCCGCAGGTGGTAGCCATTGTCATAGACAAATGAGTAGACGATTTCATAGGTTGCAGCGCCCACCCGCGTGATGCTGCAACCAGTAAACAGCAGCGTGTCAGTCGGGAATGAGTAGGGGCCAATCGTAAAGCTGGCGCTGTTCCGGTTATTGATGAAGCCAACCGGCGGTGTGGGCCGCCCGGCAACCACATTGCGAACGCTCACCTTTGCAACATTGTTGAAATAGGTGATGGGCTCGCCGCCGCTATCAACCTTGGTGCCGCCGATGTCAGTATCGGCTGGGGTGGACTTGTTCGCGGGTGCGGTTGCGCCAACCCGGTACACATCCACACCCTCGCCACTCAAGCTGTACTCAATGGCGGTGAAACCAACCTCGCGCTCCACCTTGTTATCCGTGGTGGTGGTGCCATTGTCCGCGGTCTGTGAGTCGAAAGTAACGGTGGCCTGCCACACATAGCCGCCATCATCAACCATTGCCAGCGAGAAGCTTGGCTGCGTCACGCGGCCCGAAAAGAATGAACCTTGGTCGGTGATTGCGCCGCCGCTGCCGCCGTATTCGGTTGGGAACAGTTTCGCAATTACGGTGGCGCTGCCAAGGATGTCGCTGGCCGTAAGCGCCTGCGCGGCCGCCTCGGTGATCACATATTGCGCGCTGCCGCTCCACTTGCCGCGCTCAAAGTTGATGGTGGTTCCACCGGCTCGCTGGGCAATGTTGATGGTCACAGGCATTTACACGGCTCCCGTTGCTGCTGCGAGTTTCGCCAGGTGCGTGGCGCTGGCCTGCGTGGCCTTGGCGGTGGCCTCTGCGGGCTTCGCCAGTTTATCCAGCCCGCTCGTGGTGCCAGCCATTTTTACGCTGCCCACGGCGCTTTGAATGCTCTCGATATTGGAAACCGCAGCGGTCTTGGGTGCTGTTTGCGATGCCGCCTTGAGTTTCTCATTCAACGCGCGCGCGTTCTCTTGCTCCTGCGCGTCAAGGCCCAACCGATCCATCTTCTTTTGAAACAACTGTTCCTCGGTCATCGTGCGCTCGTCTAGCGCATCCTGCAATTCCTCCATGAAATTGATCACGGATTCCTCGCGGCGCTCCTCGGCGGCGGCGCGCATTTCGGCGCGCTTGGCTGCTTCCTCCTGTGTTTTCAACCGCTTCGCTTCTGCGTCTGCCAGTTCATCGGCAAGCATCTTCTCGCGTTCCTGCCGTTGTATTGCCTGATCCTGCGCCGCGCTCGTGGCTTCAAATGACGCGCGCAGCTTGTCGCGGGCTGCGACGATCTCCGGGCCCTTTGCGCCTTCCTTCGTCATCTGATCGTTCAGTTGCTTTTCAAGTTCCGCCAGGCGCTGCGCTCGCTCCACGCGGGTGCGCTGTTCGTCGCTCACCGCGGCGGCTAGTTCGCGCTGCTTCTCCAAATCGGCAACCATCTTGGAACCCACGGCAAGCATCCGCTCATTTCGCGCGGCATCGTCGCGGCTGGCCTTTTGCCGCGCTTCCATGTCTCCGCTCTCGCTCTGCCCAAGCATCTTTCCGATAGTGCCCACCACGGGGATGCTTTCGAGGGTCTTGGCTAAACCATCGCCGATGGCGTAGGCGATGTTCGCGCCGGTTGTGTTGAAGATTGGATTCTTCAGCGTGTCATCGATGGACTTCAGCAGCGTGTCCGCAAGCTGGATTCCAAGAAACCCGCCGATGGCTTTCCCCATCGAGTTACTCCAAGACTTCATGCCCTTGGAAATGGCCTTCTCAATACCGCTTACCTTGTCCGTGGTAGCGGATTCCACCTTCTTCCAACCGGCGATGTACTGATCGGATTCAAGCGTGATACGGGTTTTGAACGCTGCGACATTACCCATTGCGCTTTCCTCCAAACATGGCGCGCAACTGCTTCACCGCATCCAGCGGCGCGCCCTTGGGCTTGTCTTCATAGGGCATGAAATCCGCCACCTTGAAAGGTGTGCCGCTGGTGCGGTGGCAGTTGGCCACGGTGCTGGCGATGATCGCGGAACGCAAATCGGCGCGCGTATCACCGAAAGGCTGGACTGCGTTGTAGGCGATCCATTCGGTTAGTTCGCGGCTCGACATGGTTTCCTCTAGTTCCGCAACTGTGCGGCCCAACGCAAGCGCCAACTGAAACATGAACCTGCGTAGCGGCCGCTCAATCAGTTTTTTTCGATGGCTTCCTTGTCCTTCGCACCCATGCCCGAAAGACGCGTGGCGATGTCGTACAACTCATCAATGACGGATGCGGGCATGTCCCCAATGGCTTCGATGTCCGCGGCGCTGAACATCGGAGCGTCACCGTCATACGCGCACATGGCCACGAGGCTGGCGCGGATGTTGGTGAGGGTCTTTCCCTTGGCGCTCCAAATCCGCTGCTCCCATTCGTCGCGCTTTCCTGCGGTGAGCCCGCGCATGGTCACAACGCCAACTCCGGGCACCGTCACCTGCTCGGTAGGAACGGTGGCCCGGAGAGCGAGAAACTTGGCTTTCAGGTCGCTCACGGTTTAGTCCACATCCGTGAAGGCAACGCTTCCGGAAATCTTGATGCTGATCGACGCGGTAACCGCCGAATCCATCGCACCCTTCACGCTGAAATCGGTCACAAACCCGATAAACGCGAAGGTTGCACCAAGATTTCCGGTGGTTCCGAAAGTGATGAGCCAGGACTTCAGCGCCGGGCGGGTGGTGGCCGCGGTCACATCCAATTGGCCCAGCACGGTCACCTGCTGCGCGTCATCGGGGTCAAGATTCACCTCAAGCGAAACGGTGCCGCTATCAATCAGGCCCGCCGCGTAGGTGCGAAACTGGTTGCCCAGGTTCGAAACATCGATGGTGTTGAGCTTGAGGCCATCAAGGTTCAGCGAAAGGATTTCGCCAACCGCTGCGCTTGGCGCTGAATAAGCGCCGCTGGCAAGTGGGCCAACCTTGAGCGTGGTTCCGAAACTCGTGAATGCGGCCATGTGCGTTTCCTCTCTGTGTTACCCGCCGGGGGTGGTGATGGTGGTGGGTGCAACCGATTGCGCGCGGTAGTAGGCATCGACCGAAACCACCGCGATATGGATTCCCGTTTCCGTGCCTTCTGCGCCCACATCATAAGTTGATGTGATGCCGTTTTCACGGATTTCATGGATGGTTGTGCTGCTCGCCGTACCGGCTGCGCCATGCATTGCGCGGCGCACGATCTCGCCCAGTTCGCGCGCCGCCTTCAGGCTGGCCGCCACGCACTCGATGTTCATTCCCATACGGCGCAGGCAATCGGTGCGGGGGAATGACGGGCTCACGGCCTCGTCAGTCTGCACCGTTAGCACGATGGCGGGCAGGGTTCCGGTGTCCTGGCGATAGGCGGAAGTGATCCGGGATTCCGGCACCAGCGTTGTAACCGCGGTGTTCTGAACCAAGCCCTGGCGGATCGCTGCGATGATGGTGCTACTCATTTCACCCCATTCCGCGCCGCGGCCTTGGCCGCGAGGCGCTCAAAGACTTCGGGCAACTTGCGATTCAATTGGCTTTCGGCCGTGTACCGGAAACGCTTCAGGATTGAAAACGCCCCGTTGAAACCGCGGTAGGAACGTTTGGAATGGCGGCCGGACTCCATGAGGAACATGCCGGGGCCCCAAGCCTTGAGGCGCAGCAAGTAACCAAGGCCGCGCTTGAGCTTCGCAACCTTGAAACCCCAACCATCCTTGCCATCGCGCACAAGGGCTTGGATGGCTAGGTTTCGGGTGTAGCCAACCGGCAAACCCTGTTTTCGATACTTGTTCCACCAGCGGTGCTGCAACGCGCGTTGCAGGCTTTCTCCATCGTGCTTGCCGGTACGGGAATCGAAGTACTGGAGCAACGCCATTTGCGTTGGCTCGCCCATCTCCTGCAACACCTTAAGGACGGTGTCATCCAGTTCGCGGCCGGTCATCGCAAGGATGGTTTTCCGGAACTCCGGCAACCCTTCCACGATCATGCGTTGACGCGCGCTTGGCATTACTGGACGATCTCCGTAGCCATGCAATCAAGGAACTCGCGGCGCTCGCGCCAATCTGTAACCGTCACGATTTCCCACACCCGACGCGTCATCCCGCCCTCGGTCGATACGGTCTGCAACTGGCTGCGGTGGCTCACATTTGGATTCCACCGCAGGCGGATTCGATGCGTTACCACCTGGTCAAGTTGCTTGTGGTTCATGCGCTCGCTGGGGGTCGCGTCGCTGATCTCGGCAAACAGGATGGTTCCCGTGCCCGCTGCGTTCACCGTGCGGATGGGCTGCCCGTAGGTATCCAGCGCGGTAGTGGCCCCCAGCAGCTCCAGCGCCACGCGCATTTTGCCGGCATTCACCAATAGCCCCCGTCCTGATACTGCACGATCAACCGGCTCACGGTCATCGGAATTTCATTCACAATGTTTCCAATGTTTACGCTGCCGCGATTGTCGTACATGTGGCTGCATTGCAGCAGGCACGCGTGTACCAGGGCGCGGGGGATGTTCGCGGCCGCCGCACCATAGCCCGCCGTGAATGCCACGGACACATCAAGCGCCCCCTCACCCAGCGTGCTGGGCCACGATTGCGAACCCTTCAGGATCACGCGCCCAATGCCGTTGACGCTGAACGCGTTGTAGGCGCTCGCGGAAAGCGTTTGGGTGGCCCCGGCTGCGTCGGTGTAGGTGATGCTGGAAACCGAAATGAATGGCGAACGCGGCAACACGATTTCGCCATCGGTGGGGAACGCTTCCAGCGAATAGGTGAAGGAACGCGTGATCAGCGCCCGCCGCGTTTCGTTTTCGATCACCTGCGTGGCGGCTAGCACCATATCGGCTAGCGCCGTGTCATCTTGGGTATGGAAGATGCGCCCGAAAACTTTGAAATCGGCCACGCTGATGGCGGTGGTAACTGCGCCGGTGTCGTTCAGGTTGGTTCTCATGCCCAAACCCTCATGGGGGTAGATGGTGCAGGGTCAAGGATCGGAAGCTCCGCGGCTTGGGCCTCGGTCAGTTCGCCAGCCACGCGCAAGTTCGCATGGAAGCGGCTATCAGTTTGCGGTTGCCCCGTGGCTGCATCGATCCATGTAACGGGGCCAATCCATCCAATGTCAATGCGCTGCCCGTCCAGGCTGCGGCACTCGCCATCAATGCGCTGGACATCAACGCCGATGGCCGCGAAAGCCTCAACCATCCGCGCTTCCGTGTTCGTGCGAAGGTAGTAGTCGGTCATGTGGTGAGGCTCTGAAGGGTTGCGGTTGGCAGGACGCTTGGCCAATACTTGATGGCCCGAATTGATCCATTCAGTAGCACCGTGGCATCAGTAATCGTGCTTCCATTGGTGGAAGTTCCACCCAACACCAGGTATGTGGGAGCGGTCGAAAACGCGATGCTTGAAGATGTCGCAACGGTGCCACCGTTCAGGGTTAGATTGACGGTGCTTCCGCTGAACGAAAACGCACCCTTGGTTCGCGCTCCGCTTGTGATGCTGTTGGATGTGGTCACCGAATTGGCGGCCCCGAAATCTGCAACCTTTAGGTTCCCAGCGGCGGCGGTTTGCTGGAGGTGCAGATGGCGGCCGGTTACATCGGAAGTGGAAAGCACGGTGCGAACCGTGCTGGTGATGCCACGCACGCCGCCAAACCAATCGGCGTAGAAGGTTCCGCTTGTGCCGCCGGTGAACCATGATGAAAACCCGGTGCTGGCGGCGATGCAGGTATCTGCTGTGCGCTGAACTTGGCTTGCCCCGGTCGGAATGTACGAACTGCTGCTAGATCCGTCCTCGAGCATTGCGCCCCACATCTCAATGGCATCGGCGCTCGTCACAATCCTGATTCCGACTCGCTGCGCTGACGTTGTTGCGGGGAACGTATACCGAACCCAAGACGAGGTAATCGCTTGCGTTGTCCAAGTCGTTCCATTGTCGGTCGTAAATTGGATGTTGCCAGTTCCTGTGACGCGGCGCAGCCAAATGCTAAACGTGCGCTGCGCAGACGTTCCAATTGCTGCGCTGCTGATGACGGTCGCGTTTCCAGCAGATGCTGTGAAACGAATGGCCGTAGTACCGTTGGCTGGGTCTGTCTGCCCTGTAGTGCGCGAGATGCTGGTATCTGTCCAGTTGTTGTTTGTTCCACCAGAAGACGCGAACGATTCGCTCCAGTTGAGCAGGTTGCTCGCGGTTCCCTCAATCAGCAGCCCGCGAAGAGTCAGCGTGGTGGGGTCGTAGTCGAAGCGGGGGGCTTGGTAGTCATTCGACTTGAAGTAATTGGTGGTGCTGTTGTTGGTCGCGGAAGTATTAGGGTAGTACGGGACAGTTGCACTCCCCTTCCACATCGTCCAACGAGGATTGGAGAACGTGGCAGATCCGGCGCTAACCGATGTGCAACCGACACCGAAATACATGCTGGTCGTTCCGCTTGTCACAGAGTCGGTCGCGTAGGCAATGTTGAACTGCGTACCGACAGGGAGGATTCCGCCGTTCCAGATCGGGTGGGAACTGTTCCAAATGACACCGTTGACGTAGTGCTGAGCGTTTGTCGGTGTACCAGTGACGATCACCTGGCTCGCCTGTAGCGATCCAGATGCAATCGTTACATCAACAGATGCAACGACACGAAGACCGCCACCAGAAAA